GAAGTGGTTGTCGGCGCGGAAGTGGTTGTCGGCGATGTGGTAGTCGTTGGTGCGGAAGTGGTAGTCGTTGGTGCGGAAGTGGTTGTTGTGTATCCACAAGTGGGGGAATTATATTCAACAACAACTTGAAATGACCCGCAAGAACCATCAGCGATATTCGCCACTCTATCAAACCCATTACAGCCATAACTAAGTATAGTGCCAAATACAGGACACGGCGGCAGCGTTGTAGGCGGCAGCGTTGTAGGCGGCAGCGTTGTAGGCGGCGGCGGTGGCGGCGGTGGTAAAGTTGTCGTCATTATTGAGAGATATTTTTATTAATTTTGAAAGCCGTCACCACAGCGTTAGTTCTTATTGGAGCAGTATATGAAACTAATTTTAAGTTACTGATTGCTGTTGGAGATATTGGATTCGGGTAAACACCAGTTTGTCTTGCAATTACCTTTAAGGTGAATTGTCCGACTTCAGATTGGTCATTAAAAGTGAAAGAAGTTTCACTAATTCTCTGTTTAATAGATTTATATTTGGGGGTTATTAATTCAACATCGTAGCAATTAGCTTCCGAAACTGGATTCCAAGAAGCGTATAAATCAATAAAATCATTTTGAGCATCATAATCTCCAGATGTAAAGTTTGTGATTTGGGGGTAATCTAATTGATAGATGAATTGATTTTGAATTGAATTACTCTGTCCTTCGCTTACTTGACCAGTTCTTGATGATGGGAAATAATTAAAAAAGTCATTAAGTGACTCATTTGATTCAATTTCAGCAAATTTACCAGTATCAAATTTTATTGCAGTCACTTCATACTCATTTAAATTTAATTCTTTAATAGCAGCAATTTTATAAATTTCTTGTTTTGTATTTGATAAAGTAATTGAGCAAGGCGCTCCAAGTTTGATATTCTTTAAAAGAGTGATTCCAGAACATCCAGTATCAATAACAAATGTTGATCCATAATCACCAATTCCAGTTTGTGAAGCCTTTAAGGTTACCGCCATTGGAATATCATTTTTATATAATTCTCCAACATTTAATTTTGAAGGACTCTGAGATAAATCGTAAAATTCTGATGTTGAAATTTTACCTGTTGGAATCAATACGGTAATTTCTCCAGTAATACCGCTGGCATTAAAATCTGAACTTTCTAAATTTATATTAGTATAAATACTATTTGCGCCCAAATCAACATTCAATACTCTACCCACATGTTTTTTAAATGAACGAAGTTCATCATTAACAGCGATCAAATCTCCTGGCCTGCATAGCAATGTTTCAAGACCCGCAACGAATTGAACATTTTGATCTTCATTAATAGTGGAATAAATGATGTGTTGCCCAATTCTTTTTGCATGGGCGCGACTTGTAACACCAAAAGTTTGCGCTGATGTTCTTAAAATACCGCGATTTTTAATATCATCTGGATCTTCGACATATTCAATTTTTTCTTTAAAAAGATCGTCTTTATCTAAAAATGACACTTCTATCACATTATACTGCAAGTCCCTGCGGTCATTTGTATAAGTAAAGATGCCGTCTTTAACATTTGAGTTATTAAATATTGACATGATGGGTTTTAACCTATCATTCGTAAAATTTATTTCAGAATTTGAGTAAAATAAATTGCCTCTGAATGATGAAACTATTGTTTTCAACATGTCAAAAACATTTGTTTTATCGGCAATAGCTCCATTAAAAGCGTATCTTGGTTCATAACCTCCATCTGCCGCAGGAACTCCAACGAAAATTCCGTTGTCATCTACTGCGTCACAATATCTTCCGATTTTATACAATTCCCAATAATTTACTTGAGTAGGTTCAATAAAATTACCTAACCCATATCTTCTATTAATTAGAATATCAAAAAGAATCCAAACAGGATTATCTGTCCAAGCAAATTTGAAAGTTCCATCCCAATTACCCTCGTATATAGTTTTATCTTCTGTTGTTGCAGCGGCAAATTCAGCATTTGTTAAATATCTTTTATCTATACCATTTGGTTTTAATGGGAAATAATTACTTGGAATAAAAACTTTTTTAAATCTAGCATCATAGCTTCTGGCTGGAATTTCTGGTGCGCTACGAGCATCTATTTTTAATCCACAAACACTAGAGTATGGATATGAAAATGCGGAATCAATAATTTCAGTAATTTTTTCAACATAAATTTCTCTTTTAATTAAACTAGAGAAACTTTCGTAAGTGACTCTTGAGACTCTGACGAATCTAACTTTTCCGCTTTCTGCTGGAGGCAGTTCAATTGGAGAAGCAATGTTTTTTGTGCCTACAATAAATCGGCTGTATTTAGGTATAATTTCAGTTGAATTGTTTTCTTCTCTTCCAATATCAATTGTACATGGAGAATCCGCGACTCCTTTAATTTCATAAAGTCTCGGATAATTTGTAAAATCAATAATTTCATTACCTTCTTTATCTTGATACCCACATTCAATTTTTAATTTAACCAAGCTGGGTATGATTGATCCTATGTCAACTGGCTCAGGATCTCCAACAGTTTTTGCTAATTCGTAACCAGCTAAATGAGCTATATCTTTTAATACTCTAACTCCAATACTAATTACAACTTTACTAACATTTGGATTATTAACAATGTGAACTAATGGCTTGGGTCTTTCAATTTCATAAGCTATTGCGCTATTAGCCCAATCACTATAATTAACACCCGCAGCTGTATTTGTCGGTTTTGCCGCAACTCTATTATCGTCACTTCCTTCATCACCAATCAATGTTAAAAGCGACCCAGCAATTACCCCTATATAGTCATCGTCTAAAGATGGATTATAAAAATCATTTGGCCAATTGCCAAAGTCATTTTTATTATCATATTGAAGACCATATTTTTTGCCATAAAGATCGTCTGGATCGTCATATCTGCCCAACTGAACTGCTTGATTTGGGTTAATATAAAAACTTTCAGCAGCTCTTTGAAATTCGCTTAAGTTTAATGAACTTTTCCATTGAAGAGTATTTTTAATAGGAGTGCCAGTGGCAGTTTTAAAAGCGTCAAGATTGAAGTCTTTCCATTTATAGCTTTTGATGTTTCTATCATAAACATATCTTGAAATTACTAATGTTGCTGGATTGCCATCTGGCGTTGTTCTTGATTCAACTTGTTGAAATATACCAGTATCCAGATCTACTGAATATGTTATTTGTTCTGCTGCTGTATAATAACTCGTTACATATGTATATGCCCTCATTACTCTCTCTCCAACACTATTCCTGTAACCAGCGTATTCTTCCTCTTTTGATACAGTAAAAACATATTGAGGCGCGTATGCGACTGTCACAGTTAAAATCTTGCCAATTCTTGAATATGATTTAACCTCTACTCCACCAAGACGAGCAGCAGCTAAATCTTTCACTGTATAAAATACGGGGAAAATATAATCATAGGAAGTGCCTGGTCGCAGGTTACCCTTCTTAGGGCTTGCAATCTGTTTAAAATATTTATTTACGCTATTTATTTTATCTACTTCGCCTTGGGTCACAACATTTTCCAATCCAGTATCAAGGATGTCATCTTTTACTCCAGAAATAGCTGTTTGAGATTTTGGATCAAATTTTGTATCTATTAGAGTTTTGCCTGTCTTTATCAAGGTTGATGCTGGTCTATTTTTACCAAATGGTCCAGTTAATTTAAAACCATAACCTTTATCTACATAAGTTTTATTAAATAAACTTAATGGTCTTTGAAACTCTTGGCCTTCTCTAATTTCACAATTTGCATTTGCAATATTATATTTATATTTAGGTTTTGCTATATTTAAATACTTTAAACTTTTAATTACTGCATCAACTGAGTTTTTTAAAATTTTACCATCTTTTTTGTATAAGAAAAGATAAATAGACCCACTCCATCCACCAGTAAGAGTTGGGTAAGTTAAATCTATTTTTCTTCTGCTTTCTAAGAATCTTTTTTTATTTAATTCTGTAGCCTCAAAAGGCAAATATGTTTGATTATAAATATCTCCATCTAAATCAAGAAAATCAGAAATTTCAAAACCATAATCCGCAGGATAAGAAACGCCATCTACTATTGTTGTTTGTGGCATTATTGAAACAAAAAGCCTTAAACAAACAAATGGATACTCATCTTTAAATTTATCTGGAAAATCTGGCAAAAGAAAAGTTGATACTTCTAATGCAGAATTATAATTAAATTTACCAAATTTTAAAATTCTTATATAATCATTTATGATGGATAATGAACTTAATCTAGACTGATTAGCAATATTCGTTGGTGTGATCGGTATATCAATCAAGTCTTGATAAATACTTTTTGCAATATTATCTTTACCATCCACGATAGAATATGAAATTTTTCCATCTTGAATATTAATTGATTGATTATTTATAATTTTTGGAAGATAAATTAGTCCACTAATATCATTGACCGCTTCTTCAACGGTTTTTTCTTGAAATTCTCCATCTTTATAAAAGGCTTGAGAAAATACGCCACTCAATCCAGTAACTGCATATTTAGCAAATAAATTATCGCTTGCTACTGTGGTAGCTTGTTTAATTGGAACATCATTTAAATAAATGCTTTCAAAAATTCTTTCATTATCTACATAAGCTCCATTCTGAGAAACTAAACCGTCAATTGAACCATCAGCAATCAAATCAAGACTTTCAGCATACTCAAATGAGGCAAGAGCTTGCAAATCTCCTAATTTTGGAGGCTTTAATGTTGGTGGCGGAGGTGGGTCAGGCTGTTTAGGCTTTTTACCAGCACCAGCAATATTATTTAAATATTTTTGAGTAAAATGGTTCATTTTATTAAATTGCTGCTGCTTTTTGGTAGAATACGCTTGCTCCACTTGGCAAGAAGTTAGCATAAGCGTTGTAATCTATTGCTGTAATTAGAGCAGATTGATTTACTCCTTTTTTATTTGAGTTGTTAAGAAATTCATCTGCCAAGCTAATTGCTAATGGGAAGCTCTTGATGGAACTCTGTATAACATAAGAGCCTATTTTTAATCTACCATATACTAATGGTACTGGATTTCCTTGTTCAGCAATGTTTTCTCTATTGCTAAATGCCAAAGATTTACTAAATGCACTTGTTCCCGCCGATGCTCCAGGCACTTTAGGATATTCTACTTTTCCAGCTTGAGTATAAGTATAAAGTGCTGTACCAATTGCTAATACAATATTAAAAATTGTCAATGGACCTCCACCATTAATAATTGGTACAAAATGTATTTTTTGATATTTATTTAAAGTTTGTAATTCATTATTTTTCAACCATTTACCGTCAACAACAAAAGTATAATGAACATGTTTAAGAGCTAAGTCTTTTAAATCTTTGATAAAATTATCATAATTTGCCTCCATAGCAAAAAGCAAATCTTTTGGCTTACTTAAAGCCAATTTATGCTTTTTACCATATTTTTTCCCTAAAATACCATGTAAATAAACTTCTGTCATAAAGCGCCTTTTACCTTGTCCAGTATATTTACATCTATTTCATGTGTTTCTGGTATATAAAATGAAAATTTATTTTCCTGCACAGAATACATCAAATATGGAATACATAGAGAATCACAAGATTCTTTATCAAAATCCGAAAATTCTGCGTCAACATTGGTATGAGAGTGGAATATGGCAATAATGTTGTACTGTGTAGTAAATTTTATAAAATCTACAGGATCAATAGAAAAATATAAATTAGGTTCTGGCGATCTATTGGCAACCATTTCAGCAATAAAATTGCCATCTTGATAACCTAAAAACCCACAACACTCAATATTAAAATATTTATTACTATAATCTTTAAAAAATTTAAAGATTTTTTTAATATCATTTTCTGCTTTTAAAACTTGCTCCATATTGAAATTTGTCTGTTGCTGGAAAGCCCCCAAATGGAAGATAAAATGCTCCACTTGGTTTTGCATTTAAAGTGGATGGAACTAAATTTTGTACATAAACTCCAGTTTGATCAACGCCAGAGGTTCCAGTATAATAAATAGCTGTATCTGCAAAACGCTTGCGACAAGCGGAAATAATTTTTGAGCATCCATCAGATTGCCAAGGACTCTGATCTAATGAAGGAAGATAGTTTTCATCAGCTACATGATATTTTTGACAAACATACCAAGTTCTAAATGGATCTTTATCCGTTGTTAAATAAACAATATCTCCAGTATTATAAGTTTTACCATAAGTCCATTCATTTTCAGTCGTTTGGAAATTAAAATTGCCAGTAGGAATATTAGTAAAATGACTGTCATCATCTTGGCAAACTGGTGGACCAAAGTAATTGCATCCCAAACCTCTGTATTGCCAATAACAATACCTACCAAGCACTAATCTTCCAGGAATGGAAAAATTTTCCAAATCAAATGGAGAAGTGAGTTCAAACTCAACAAGATTAATATTTTCTTGGGTTTTTTGTGATATAGTATAGGTATCTTTAGAAATTGAAGAATTCGGGTCAGAAACGCCGAATGGATTTACGCCTCCTTCAAAATTACTATCATCAATGTGCTTTAAAAAAATCTTAGTTCTTTCTAGTTTTGCAAATTTAAAATCATTTTTTTTACGCAATAGATTGCTAATAGCATAGTTAACATTACTAACTCTAATTTTTGGCCTATTAATTCGATTAAGAATATTTGATTCAAAATCTTCAACTTCAACTGCTAATGGCACATGTAATATTCCATTTAGAGTAATTCCATTTTCTATGCCATTAGAACATGGATGAAAAGGAAAGTAAGAATCTGGCTCGTTGATAGTATCATAATAGAGCTTATAAAACTCCAAAACTGCTGTTGGCTCCAAGTCCATCAGGTCTTGAGAAATTTTATTATTGATTGGCATGACTATTAATTATAAAGGGTTGTCCTATAAATTACACGAATTTATTAACACATTTGACAATGAAGAAAAGGAACAATTAAGAAGTTTTTACAAAAAATTTTTTTTCCGTTCTAAACCTGTTCCATTAAATTGCAATAGCATCTCATTATTAAATCACGAAATTGATCAGTATTTTGAAGACACCTGCTTAAATAGCAAAATTATTAATTTTTTTAGGGAAAATAAACTAATACTCTCAATCGCTTTTGATTTTGAAATGAAAAGTTTGACAATTCCAGATAAATATCTTAAATTTATGAATAGATTTGAACAAAAAGAATGTTGTGAATTTTTTTTCGCAGCTTCTGATTTTAATAATTTAACTGAAATGCAGTTTTGTGTTGCCAAAACTTTCGAGTATATAAAGAAAAACTATAATAAAAAATATATTTTTGGTAATATTATAAGGCAACATAAAAAAGAAAAATTTAAAAAAACTATACAAAGAATTTTTAAATTTACTATATTAGACGACAACTTTACTTTTCATGAGATACCGTAACAAATATGATTTTTCTGGCCAATGCTCTCAAGTTGGAGAAACCGCCGAAGACCTCTTTCAAAAAATAGCTTGGGACAAAGGCTGGAGTGCCAGATCAGCTACGCGCAAAGAACAGTTGCAACACATTGATTTTCATTTATATAACGATGAATCTTTGAAAGAATATAAGGTAGATGTAAAAGCAAGAAAAAAAGTGAAACGCACAGACTCAAATATTAATGATGAATTGATTTGGGTTG